CTTTACGCTTTTGTGCTTTGATTTCTTTCTCTTGTTGTTTCACAAGCATTTCATCCAAAATGTTATCCATTGTGTAGAAATCATAGTCTCCTCCATTATTCCAAGTGGATTCACCTTCGTTATCTACAAAGATGCTTTGATTGTAGAAGTCACCATCAACACACCAATCACAATACAGAGTGATTTTATAACCTTCATCAGTTTGACGAAAGGTTGCGCCAGAAGGAGAAAGTTTCTGTGCTTTACAGAGAAAGTTCAGCAGTTCGGTTGCTTGGATTGTCATAATCAAACAGGGGTAACTTCAACAGAACGGATCAGATTGGTGCGATCTTGTGCTAAGTAATCATCAGCAATTTTACCACAAGATGAACGCGATTTCACAATCTTTTCTTCATACAGGTTCTCATCTTCATCAGGAACCCAATACTCAATCAGAAGACGGTAAGTGTTCATAATCAGTACAGAGGGCAGAAAGAACCACAGAACTTACGAACCCACTGCAAAGTGTCATAATGACTGCGGGGTTTCGACATCACCATGCTTTTGTTTGTTTCAGTGTTGAGAGCAATAGCAACGTATTTGTGGTCACATTCTTGATACTCAGGAGTGATTTGTTGAATGAACATTTGCATCACCTTGCCTTCTTTCCAGTTGGTGACATAGTGAAAAACTTGATCCATTTCGGTGGTTGTGCTCATACTACTGAAGCACTTTCAAGGGCCCAGTTCTATTCACCAGCGGCCTTGTTGGATGAGAATCTTTTTGATCTCGCTATAAATGAACTGACGAAGTTTAGTGTCGGTAGTGTTATCAAAAGCATAATAAAGACGATTCAGATACTCATTCTGTGTGACACCAATGTTACCATCACCACCGATCTCATTGAGTGATGAACCTGCTTTAGCTTTGGGTTTGCCAAAGTTACCAGTGATGTTACCTTGTGTCCTCAGTTTAGGACGAATCTTTGAGAGGTTAGAATAAGTCATAATTCCATCCAGATTTCAAAGATTTAATCATTTCAGACAAAGTTTGTTCGCTACCTTTTAATCTAGGATTGCAACGACGTTTCTCAACTGGAGGTGGATTGTAGAGTTTGATTGTTGATGCTAAACGCAAATCATTCATTCTTCATCCTCCTCATAAGGGAACATTTCATCATACTCTTCATCAGTGAGAGTAAGATACTGAACATTAGCGTTCTTGTGCTCTTCAGCATACACTAACTGGTAGTGTGCGAAAGAAGAAGAGCTGGTGCTAGCAAACTCTACTAGACCATCAACTAAACAAAGGTAGTTCATTTTGCGTACAGATAACCACCCGACCAATCTGCATTTTGCAGAAGATATTCACGATCTTTGATCAATCGCAGATCATAACGAACACCTTTCGCAGGACTACGCCAGGTTGCAGACTTGTAAACTTCACCAGTGTTCTTATCAATGAAGCAATGAACACTGCGGGAACCGCCACCACTCACAAAGATGACTTTATGATACTTTTTACCAGTCTCAATCACATAATCAATGTCGCTCTTTCCAGACTTAAGTTCATCAATCTTGCGCTGATGATACTCTCTACTACTCACAAGTGTAGTGCAATCTCCATAAGTATCAAGATGTCGTTGATGACCGCGAATAGAATACTGACGATAGTTGTCCTTCAGTGCTTCAATTAGCAGCAGAGTATTCTTGAGAACATTCTCTGCAATAGTTTGTTTTGCTTGTGCTTGCATGGTAGTGTTGCTCATACTATGGATGCACTTTCAAGGGCCCAGTTACATTCACCAATTCTTTTGGAGTGTAAAGTTCTGACGACTGAACTCTTCACGGTTCACGATCTTGTATGATCCAAACTCATTGTGCATTACATATCCTTCGTGATCACTCAATTCACCATCAATCTCGCACGAAATATCAGTGTCAGATTCAATGAAGCAGAACAAATCCATCTTGATAGACTCAACTAACTTCCACAAACGCAGAACGTTGATGTCAACATCGTAATTTTCTGCAATTTCATGCTCATCTACCTCTTTACCTTCGCGGATGTAGGAATTGATGACTTTTTTCAATTCTGCTGCTTGTTTTACATTCACGAACTCACAGAGAGTTGACATTTGACGGGCAAACTTGCAAAAGTCTTCGATGTCATCACGATAAGGACAGATAGATGCTTCAGGTTGCACCCATTTCACGTCCAAAGTATCAGCGAACTGCTTGCTGATAGGATATGCAACAGCATTGCGAAGATCATCCTCACAATCATACTCAGTGTGTGGAGCGATGATTACACTTTGCTCAATCACCTCATTGAACTTGTAAGTGATCGTATTGGGGCGATAAGTATCACTCCCAGCAAAACCAATAAAATCACCTTGATAGATACGATTTGTGCGAGGTAGACTATCAAAGCAAGCATGAAGAATAGACGCAACTTTGCCCTCATGGTTCGTATCAATTTCTTCATGAGAATGATTGATCTTGATCTTTACTTTGTTGAACACAGATTTGGTGCCAACGAAGAACTTACCATTGGCAGGATTGCGACCCCAAACAATAGCAGGACTTCCATCAATCTTGACAGATACACTAGAATCAGCAGTGAACCAATCCAGCACAGATAGATCACCTGTCAGGACGCAATCTTCAGGATGTTCGAGATGTTTGTTTTGCATGATTCTATAATTGCATGAAAAAGAGGACTTCGCAAGTCCCCTTGTGCCAGTTCACTTACTGGCAGTACGCTTGTTGGTTTTGGTAACTTTTACGTCTTCAATCGGCAGAGCATTTGCATTAACCAACTGATACACAGTAGAAGTAGAACTATTCACCAAGAAAAGAGTTTGATTGATAAACTTGCGAACTTTGTTTGCGCCATCGTTCTCATTAAATGCACGAATCAGAAACTGACTGACTCCAACAAAAATAGCAGCGATGGTAGCAACATTCTTCACAAGAGTATCCACGAACGTCCAGTAAAAAGTCATAGTTTGTGTTAGAAACTGCTGTGAGAGCGGTGCCTCACATCATAGATGCACTTTCAAGGGCCCAGTTTCAATCAACGGGCAGTTGTGCTACACTCTTACCTTTCTTGTGATCTGTGATATATTTTCGTGCAGAACTTTCAGTCCTACAAAGTTTCTCAAGTTGCTGACCATTGTGAATGATTAGATACTGCTTACCATAAGGAATTGCAGCATAGGTATCCTTGAACATCGTAAATCCTTCTTTCATCGTTACACTTTCCAATAAATCTTGATTTTGATTGCGACGGATGACTCATAGCACCTGTGCAGTGAAATTACAGAAAAATCAGGTTTTCGCACCTGATGGCCACTGGATTCTCATTGCGTCTCACCTGCGAACCACCGACACGGCAGGTTCGCCTTTCTCAAAGGTCGTATCAACAACTGCCTGCACACTGCGAGCGGTAGCAATACCAACCTTGGAATACACAGGAATACAAACCAGACCGAACGATTTGCTATACTGACTCAGGTTGCCAGGTTGGATACGTCCATCGCGCAGACCTTTGGCATCATCGTGATGCAAACGGATGCAACGTCCGATGGTCTGACTGATGCCAATGAAGTCCATATTACGCAGGAACAACACTGCTTCCAGACCGCTGACGTTGATACCTTCAGCCAGGATGCTGTGGTGAAGAACAACGAACTTCTTATCGTTATCCTTACCCCAGGCAGATAGCGTGTCAAAGAATACTTCGCGGTTCACTTTCTTGCCATCAATGACAGCACCAGTCTTGGCAGTAATATACATCCAAGAGAAACCGCGTTGCTCTAGTTCATCGCAGAAATCAGTTTCAGACACCAGCGAAACGATTTGCTTGGTTGCCTTAGCACAAATCAGAATCTTGCCGACATTGTTGTCGTCAATAGTTTCCAGCAGATTAGCAGCATCGCGGTCGAAGTTGGTCTGCTTACCTTTCACCATCTCCAGTTGCTTGACGATCACTTTAGGAGGCACAATATAACCACCTTCGACAAGTTCAGGAGCAGGAACTTTGCAGATTACCTGACCATAAACAGCAGCATCATTCATGCCTGGTTTACCAACTGCAAGCGAATGTTTCGGAGTTGCAGTGAAGAAATAGCAGCGACGTGCATTAGCAGCAAAGTGCTCAGTTGCAGGAAAAAAGTGACGCTGAACAGAATTATGTGCCTCGTCAAAGTAGATCGTATCCACATCAATCTCTGCTGCTTGCAGACGCGACAGAGAGTTGTATGTAGTGAAGATCAGTTGATGCTTACCAGCAGCAGCACACATACCAGCGTGAACAAGAATATCACGAGGTTTGGTAGTGCTAACGTGATGAGTTTCACCACTGTGAACGTGCAGAACTTCAGCGTTGGTGATAAACTCTAGAAACTCAGCAGAGAGTTGCTCAGCAAGCAAGATGCGAGGAGCAACAACAACAATGGTCTGTGGAGTTTCAGACTGCAACTCACGCAGACAATCATAGATCATCTTCAGAGTCTTGCCGCCACCAGTAGGAACAATGATTTGACCTTTGTTATGCTTAAGCATTGCAGCCACACCACGTTCCTGATGAGGGCGAAGATTGATCAGATGAGGAATCATTACGAATTACAGAGTCTCAGGTGGTTTGGTATCTAAAAAGCATTATAGCACGCTTCCTGACCGTTGTGAAGCGTGCTGGTGAGGTTTAATCAACCACCAAACATTTCGTTGAAAAGCCAATCGCCAGAACGCTCTTTTTCTTCATAGACTTTGTTAGCGTTTGCTTCAATCATTGCTCGTTCAATCTTCATATCAATCGGAGAAACTGTACTGTACCAGGTTCCGTTGCGATCTTGCCAGAGCATTTGTTTTGTTCGTTGTGCTTATACTACTACAGCACTTTCAAGGGCCCAGTTTACTTACTAGGCGTGAGTGAGGATTGATAATGACTTGCTGCTTTCTCTCTCTTCTTCTGAAGATCTGCTTGAAGTCTCTTACCAGTTCTTACAATTCTCTTTTTCTCTTCTCTAGTGTAAGGTCTCTTTTCTCCTTTTGGAAGTAAAGAACCTTTGATCATATGATCTTCTTTATCACCAGAAGTTGCTTTCTTTGCTGGTGCTTTCTTTGAAAGAAGTTGTGTTGCTTTCTTCTCTGCTTCTTTTGCTTTTGGTTTCTCTGCTGCTACAGTTTCACCTTTCTTCTTAGCAGCAATTCTAGCAAGTGCTGCCTTCTTTCTTTCTTCTTTAGCGGCAGCAGCTGCTCTTGCTTTTACATCAGCAGCACCTCTTTCTTTCTCAGGTTGCTGCACTCTTGTGGATGCTTGGCGTTGAGTTCCAATGTCCTTTCTTTCTTTATATCCAGCAGGAACTCTCTTAACTTTACCAGTCTCAGGATCTTTGACTGATTTCATTCTCTTTATTTCAGGTTC